TATGGTTATGGGGATAATTTAGATTTATCTTTTGATTTAACTGCCCCAGTCTTAAAGCATGTAAGTAATAGTTTATATTCTAATACTTACCCTAATGGAGTAGAAAATAATGGATTTTTAATTAAAAGAGCGAACTCACAAGAACATACAGATATAGATGATGGAGAATTAAATTTTTTCTCTATGGATACCCACACAATCTTCCCACCCTATTTAGATATATCTTGGGATGATTCAATATATGATACAAATTCAGCAATAGATAGTAAAATTAAAAAAACAGGAGAATGCTATGTTACTTTAAGGAATAATAAAGAAAAATTTAGAACCTCAGAAGAATATAAATTTAGATTAAATGTTAGAGAACTTTACCCAACTCGAAAATTTGTAACTTCTTCAAATTTCCTAGATGTTAAATACTTTACAAGTAAATCATTTTATTCTTTAGTAGATTATGCTACAGAAGAAACACTAATACCCTTTGGTGAAGAATCTAAATTAAGTGCTGATACAGAGGGAATGCATTTTAAGTTATATATGAATGGCTTACAAGAAGAGAGATACTATAAATTATTATTTAAACATGAAAATGATGATGGTATTCAGGTTTATGATGATGATTATTACTTTAAAGTAGTTAAAACATAATGGCAAACGGATATTCTCAAACACCCTCTGGTAGAAATACTCAAAATAACTCAAATGAAAATGAAGAAGAATCTTACAGATTTGGAAATGTTTCATTTGGGGATAATAACTCTATGGATGGATTCCACATAATGCCAGATGGTAGTAAAATGAGAGATTCGGATATGCCTACTGAACCACCATTTGTAGAAGAAGTCAATCCAACACCTCCCCTTATTCAGGGTAAAATAAAATTTCAGAAAACTATATATAGCCAAACGGCATTTGCAAGAAAAGTAGATACTTCAATAAATGAATTAAGATCTAAAGTAGAAAAAGTAGATATAGAGAAATTTTTTAAGGAATATAATAAAATATTTTTTGATATTCCTCAACAAGGTATTAATTCCCATACAACTATTATTAAGGAAAGTAAGGATTATGTAGATGATTATGTAGATTATAAAGATGTACAGATATCTGATTTAGAACAACAAGTAGAGGAACTAGAATTACAAATTCTAGAATTACAAGAATCAACTATAAACCCTGAAACTGGAGAAACTGAAGATAGTGATATAGGTAATTTATTAACATCATTAGATAGACAACAAATAGCACAAGATATTATAGGGGATGTAAACAATCCTATGATTGCTTGGAATAATACTGCTTTATGGCCTGAAGATCTTTTAAACTGGGGATTAAAGAAAAGATTTAAACAAACTGAACAAAGCTGGAGAACTTATGATGGAGCTGTTAGCTTTGATGGTAATGAAAGAGAAAAAGAAGGAAGGGATATTGAGCAGGCAAAAAGTAGAGGAGACGCTAATAATATAAGATCATATAACCAATGGAAAACTGACATAGAAAAGAAATCATCTGGAAAATCAACAACAAATCTATTAGCATTCTTAGATTGGTATAAGGGAATACTAATTAACCAAGTTCAATCAATAGGAAGCGAATAATGATAACAAACACAACTTCTATAGAAACAATAAATCAATCTGATTTAGACCAAATTCCTTCAAAATTATTATTAAGAAGATTTGGAAACAGTAATGACTCCATTGAATTAACTATATTCGATGGTAATGGTGGAGTTGTACTTAGTGATGAATTATTTACTGATTATACCCCATACTTAAACCCTAATGATAACTTAATTGATTCTATTGATATTAATTATGAGCAAGTCTTAAAAGATTATGGATTTACACGTGGGGGACAATATAAATTATCATTTTCTTTCCAAAGGAAACTTCTAACTAAGGGCAATCGCAAACAGTTTTTTATATCTGAAATATCACCTACAAGAACAGAAATTAGATTTTCATCCAATACCCTTAATGAGGATGCCTTTTCTAATAGAGTAGAACAGTTAAATGGTATTTTTAATTCAACTTCTTATATTAAAGATTTAAATATAACATTTGGTAGGGGAAATACAGTCCTAGCTGTCAATAGTGAATTAGATCCTATCAACAATACAGGTATACTAAAATTATATAATCCCCTTCCTTTAAATTTAGGTATAAATTCTTCTTTTAGAATATATGAAGAGGTAATAAATCCTATAGAAGTAACAGTTAATGTAAAATCCCCTGAAATTGCTAATGAAGGAATCTTATTAAGTGGACCTAATTTTAATATAGACTATACTGATAATTTCACAGTTCCCTCTGAATTTAGAACATATAATGATATATTAAATAGTGGAGCAGTAACATCAAGTTTTAATAACATTCAAAACTATTTAAGTGGTAGTATTTCTGTTGACTTAGAATTTGATAATCCCGACACCCCATCAGGATATACTTTTGAAAATTTTATCCATTATAGTTCAGCAACCGAAAGACTTAAGAATTTTAAATATAAATTAGGATTGTTAGAATCTTATTCCAGTTCATTAGCAACATTAACTAATATAACCGGTTCAGTTACTTCATCTAATCCTTTAGTACAAAATAAAATAATATTTAACAATAAAACTGACAAGATAATTCAGGGATTTGATTATTATGAAAGATATCTTTATTTTGAATCTGGAACATATGCGTGGCCTAAAATCACAGCAGGAAAACCACATACTAATGCTAAAATAGACTCAGCAGCTGCTGTAAGTTGGTTTGGCGCTCCTATTGATTCATTTGAAGATGAGTTTTATGGTGGTCAAATGTTAAGTGCAAGTAAATTTGATGATTGCAATCCATATAATATAATAAAAACTATACCTCCTGATATTAGAGATAACCCCCAAAATGAGGCCTATGTTCTTTTTACAGAAATGATTGCTCAACATTTTGATGGTATTTGGGCGTATATTGATAGTATAACTGATAAACACCAAGCTGATAGTGGTTTAAATGATGGTATTTCAAAAGAATTAGTATTTAATGCCTTAACTGAAAGAGGTATTAGAGCATACTCTCAATTTGAAAATTCATCAATTTATGAGTACTTTTTAGGAGATGATGGTCAAGGAAGTTTCCAATATGAATCAACTGATGGTTCAACTATGATATCTGCCTCAAATGCAGGATCAATTCCTAAAGGGGACATAACAAAAGAAATATGGAAGCGTTTATATCACAATGCACCTTATCTTCTAAAAACAAAAGGAACTGAGCGTGGATTAAAAGCTCTAATTGCTACATATGGTATTCCAGAGTCGGTACTTCATGTTAAAGAATATGGAGGACCACTACAAGATAAAACTGGATTTAGAACATTTAGCTACCAAAAAGAAAGCCGAATGGTTAATGCAGTAGGGTTCGGAGCAATAATAGATACCTTAGTACCTACCGATAGTAATGGTGGACCTGGAATAAAAACTGCTCAATTAAGATTTTTACCTACTAAAGGTAGTAACACAGAATATGATTTATTTTCTTTTTCTCCAGCTGGGGGAACTGCGGCTACCCAGGATTTTGTAGTTGGTATATCTCAAAGTATTGATACTTCTAAACTAAATTCAGGATCTTTTGCCCATTTAGTTATTGCATCAGGTTCATTAGATGATGCATCTTCTGGTAGAATTAAAGCAAAAGCAAGTAGCCTATTAGGTCCAATTTTTAATGGTAATGTTTGGAATTTATCTATAAATTTCAATAGTGGATCAGCAGAAGGTAATACAATTGAAGCATTTGCAACTAATACCACTTTTAATAAAAATACCTATGTATTATCTTGTAGTTTAGATGTTACTACTATGTTCCAAGAAGTAGCAAGTGATACCAGCGTAATTACGGCCGGAAATTCAGCCACTATAGGTAGTAATGATGCAGCAGGAACTCTACTTGGTCCATTTACTGGAAGTATTCAAGAATATAGAGTATGGTCAGAAAAACTTACAAAAAGTACTATAGTAACTCAGTCGTTATCACCATTTAATTATAATGGTAATACTATAAGTTCAAGTTATGAAAGTTTAATTATAAGAGCACCTTTAGGATCAGATAATAATACCCCTGTTAGTAATACTAATAATGCTCCTAAAGCATCTAATAGATCATCATTTAGCACAGGTATTGGTAATCCTGTTGTAATGTTATCTATTGAAGAAACCCACCATCTACCTACACCTGACACAGTAGGTTCAGCTATGGTTTCAGATAAAGTAAGAATTGACAACGGAACATTTGATGATAATTTCTTAGATCCATTTATTTCAGTTGAAACATCACCACAAGATAGACAACCTCTTGATTACTCAGATGTAGGAGTATTTTTCTCTCCAACTTTTGAAATTAATGAGGATATAATTTATACTTTAGGTGGGTTTAGATTAGATGACTACATTGGTGATCCTAAAGACTTTACTTCTGGTAGTTATCCTGATTTAAAAACTATTAAAGATATTTACTTTCAAAAAGTAGATGAAAAATATAATTTTCAAGATTACATAAGAACAATTCAATTCTTTGATCATACTTTATTTAAGATGATTAAAGATTTTACTCCGGCAAAAGCGAATCTTAAAACAGGTTTAGTAATTGAACCACATTATTTGGAGAGAACAAAAATTGGTGGTACAAATATTGATTATGAAGAAAAAAAGGAACACTTAGCGGCATATTCACTTTCAGCTTCTTTAAAGGAATCCACATTAGAAACACAACCTAGTGTAGTTATTAATGTAGTAGATTATATACTTACAGGAAGTGAATCAACGGCAACTGAAAATGTAGCACAAAAAGCAAGATTAAGTAAATTTTATAGACTATCATAATGGCAAGAAAAATTAATTTAAAAGGATTATTTGATGGTGGGGATTTAACAGTTACCATCCCACAGAATTCTGTTAGTGAGAATGTAGCGGCTTTATTTGATGGGAATTTGGCATCAAAATTTAAAACAACTAATCCAAGTGTAGACTCAGAAGAGTTACAACTAAATTTTTCACCAAATATACAAGGTAATAAATTCAGGGTACGAATTACTACCTCGGTAACAACTGGTTATACTATTCACTTAAATGCTGATTTAACAAATGTTCAAGAAATAGGTGGAATAAATTACTCAACTCTATCAAGTAATAATTTTGATTTTAGTGTTAGTAGTCTAAACCAAATTATAATATCACTAGAATCTTCTTTCAATAGCGCGCCCCATCAAGTTTTTGAAATTGAAATTTTTATTTTGGAGGAATCAGATTCTGTAAAATATGAATTTAACGACTCAGTTTTAACAACTAAAGCTTGGAATTCATCACGTTATGATGGAAGACAACTATCAGGCTCTAAAATTAACAAATATGTCTTCGGAGATGTAACATATGGGTTAACCCCAGTTGTAAGAAACCTAACAAGAACCTTTTACATATCTTCAGATATAACTTCTTTGGGTAATACTGGAGTGAGAATAAATAGAGCCAGTGGAGATGAAGTAGAAGACACAGAAAATCCAATAGAAGACCCTTCATTACAGTTTATTCCTGACTTTTCTTATGTTATAATAAATAAATCAGTTACTATAAATACTGACAACAGTATAACAATCACAGATATAAGTTCATTTGCTAATTCCCCCGAAGGCACAAACAAAAGAATAGGATTTGATAGAGAATTTCAAACAAATATACCTAATGGCTCTTTTATAGGAATTAAAAGCTTAGATGCAAACATTAAGGATAGATCAAATGATAAATACCCAGTTTATTTTAATGCGGGTAGACTACAACCTATAGCGAGAGTTATATCATATGACTCTGATTCCTCTTTTAGAAGTCATGTATCTGTACCTCAACTAAATCTTTTTAAGCCAAGTTTCAACTCAAACACCACCCTTGATGGAACTGCAATATTTCTCCCTAATAAGGCAGCTTTATCCACAGTCTCTACAGGATCATTTGTTAATACACCAATCATCACATCAGAAACACCCCTAACCGACGATCCTGCCTTTTCATCAATGATAGGTTATCATACCCTAGGAAAGCAAATAATTCATCCACTTTTTAATTCCCTTAAGAATGAAATGAAAAATAATGGAATAAAGTCTTTTATTACTTTACTTGATACCCCTGATGGTGGTGGTAGTGCAATTGGTGATGCTGGTGGTGGGCCCGATATTGACCCTGCTGACTTTATCCCACCAATAAGAACAACTTCTTTCTTAAATGTAAGTGAATCAATTGCTCTAAAAACTAGAAACCTAGCAGAATTATCTACGGCTCAATTTTCTGATTATAATGATTTTGGTAATAATAATGTTTTTGTAACTATGTCTCAAAACAATCAATTTAATCAATTTTATGATTCCGGATCTGAAGGTGGACCAACTAATTTTTCAGGTAGTTATGATATTTCAATTCTAAATGAAGAAAAACCAGCACTTCTTGTTCCTTTAATAAAGAAAATAGAATTTCCCGAAGGCATAGGAAGAACACCTCTTGTAATAATACCAGAAACTTTACATCCTTTTGTTAGGGATAATATACCGCAATTTATGGCACAAGCAGGGTTTGACATAGGTGATATAACTCAAATAAATACATTAGATGAAACAAACCAAACTCTTTCTTAAAAAATGTATATTTATAAACAAACAAAACAAAAATGGGATATTTAGATAATACAAGCGTTATAGTAGACGCAATTTTAACCAAAAAAGGCCGCGAACTTCTTTCAAGACAAGATGGCTCTTTTAGAGTAACTCAATTTGCACTAGCAGACGATGAAATTGATTACACATTATATAATGAAAGCCACCCAAATGGATCAGCTTTTTATGGTGAGGCAATTGAAGCTTTACCTCTAATTGAAGCTATTCCTAATGAAAATAATACTATGGTATCTAAATTAGTTACTCTTCCCAGAGGAACAACTAAAATCCCAGTAGTAAATGTACAATCAAATACAATCACAACACTTAGGGGATCTAATTTCACAATATCTCCTAATACCCTTAATTTTGATACTACTACTGAATCAGCATACTCATTCACAATAGCAGATAGAAGATTAATATCACAGGGAACTGCTACAGGTGGTTCATCCCAATCTTCTATAGATATTCCATTTACGGGTGCCGCTTTATCCCAAACATTCTTAGGAACATCATTTACAGGTACAACATTATCAGGTGCTACATTATTTGGAAGTAATGCTGCCCTTGCAACTTCAATTATAGTAATTGGAGCAGATACAGGAGCTAGAACAACAGTAACCTTACAAGTAACTAAAGAAGGAGGAGGAGGATCTGTAGAAGCATCCCAAGCCCGATCTTCATACTAATAAATAATTAATAATGGCAAATTCAGCTAATACAACAACATATATAAGATTTAATAGCACAGACACAGTAGACAGCGTAGATAGAGTCTTCTCTTCTGCTTGGTCAGGTAATGTTAATAACTTAACATCCTCATTTTCCTCTAGTACACAATATGTAACAACTACTTCTACTTCTAGTGGCGCATTTTTCATGGAGGTTTATAATAAAGACCCTAACAATGATACTACAGCAGAAGTACAATACTCCATAGCTTATGGCAGTAAAAAAGGATTAGGTGGTTTAGACTTTAATACTGATGAGGGGGCTACAGGATTTTCAGCTACAAAAGCTATATATAGTCAGTATAAAAGTTTAGTATTTGGTGGTGATGAAACAGCAAATTTTACATTTGATGGTCATACTCCTGATGACATTTATGTTATCAACATTAATAGAGCTAGATATAAAAATGCCCTTAGATTGGGTAATTTAAAACTCCATCTTTCTGGATCTACATCAAATCAACTATTAAAACTTACTGATGATTCTGTCACAACATCTGGATCAGCAAATGCTATCAGAGCAGGTGTAGGAAGAGAATTTAATTTAGTATCTGGATCTAATGGAGTAAGGTCAGGAACAAGCACCACATTTGTTACCAATAGTGGTTCTTATGGATATGTTTACCCAGATGCAGGATTTATTATATTAAATGCAGATGCTTTAGACCATAGTGGATCCGTGGCGGCATTTGCAGATGGGGGTGGAGGAACTAATTTAGGTACTATAACAGGTTCTAATACAAATGCAACAAACCCAGCTCTCTTACATTCAGCCATTAACTTGGGAGGTTCATTTATATTAGATTCTCAAGAAGATATTGCTAGTAAATTTTATTTTGTAAGAGTCTTTAACCAAGAATTTAATTACACTACAAATGATTCATTTACTACTAGTGATGGTACTTTGAACCATGATTCGATGATTGATAATCCACAAACTTATATCACAACCGTAGGTTTATATAATGATAATCAAGATTTATTAGCGGTTGCTAAAATGAGCCAACCCTTACCTAAAAATTACACTAAAGAAGCCCTTATTAAGGTTAAACTTGATTATTAATGCCCGGCATATTTAAAAAGCTAAATGCAAGTGACGTAAAAATAACACCTTTTGAAGCCCATAAGCAGTATAATACTGTAGATTTAGCTTCAATTGGTGCAAGTACGTCTTCTTTAGCTTGGAGTGGTAAAAATAAAAGTGAATTTACTACTAATAATATAAAATATTATCAGTTAGATAAACTTTACTATAGGAATTATATCCAAGAAAGAGCTCATCGTTTAGAATTAGATGATGCTACTTATACTACTCAAGAAAGGAGATTATATGAAAATGCAAGTATAATAAGTTTATCTCAAAAAACATTTGGCTCAGAAGTACAACCTAATAGCTTTGAATTATCGGGCTCAAAATTACCATTACAATTCCACTTTAAAGATGATGGGTTTGGAAATCTTTATGATGTAAATTTAGGAAAAGATGATTTTCCAAATGAGGATAATAGAGTATTTTACTTAGCTCCTGTTAATGGGTTTAAAAGATCTAACTTAGAATTAAACTATGAAACAGGAAATAATTATGTGAATTCTCCTTTTCCTAATGGTTATTCAAGAACACTATATGATGACTCATATTTTTTAAATACATTAACTTACACTAATGTAGACTTTATAAAAGGATTAAATGATTCTACTAGTGAACCTCAATTTCAAATAGGACAAGCTGTAGTAGGCACATCAGTTGTTGCTGACATAATTGACATATATGGAATAAAATCATCTAACTCTGACTCATTAATACAAATTGACCACCAACCTTATTTAAATTTTAATAAGGACGAAAGCTTTACTATTAATTTCTTCTATGATCCTACTGCCCAAGATATGCTAAATGCCGATCTTGGTCAAGTAGATATAATTACTTTTTCTACTATGAACACTGCTTCTATAGAACACAATAGCGCAGATGGAGGAAGAAGAATCCTTATAACTAACAATAGTGGGGAAGAATTTTATTTAGCATTTTCAGGATCTGGATATGTTGCCCCTACATCAGCTACAGGAAGTGCTACTTTAGTTAAAATAGATTTAACATTTGACAATGGTGATGGTCATTTGACAAGAGGTAGTTACGCAAGGGCTTTTTCAAGTTCATTAAAATCTAGTGTTGATGATATATTTGTGGATGATAGTAATAGTGCACCGGGCTCAGGTATAGTAGCTTTTAAAAATATCTCCGAGAATTTTGCGTTCACAGCCATCAGCACCATCCCATCGCAAATGCTTCCATTCCAAACAGATATATCCTCATCATTACTAGCAACAACGGCTTCATTAAGCTCATTAAATGCATTCACCTCCGCAAACACTACATTTTCAGATCATTATATTTTAGATAAAGGGGGAACTAAAAGAGTAGCCATATTACCATCTGAAGGAACGCAACATACTTCCCTATCAACAACAGGATCTTCTCAAATAGGAATAGAATCCGTTGGCCCACAATTTCCTTATAGAATTTTCTATAGAGTAGGAGAATCCCCTAATTCTGCATCTTTACATTTTGAAAGATCAGATGGGGATGCAACTCAGGTAGTTTCATGTTCATTCTTTGGAGGTATTAACTCAAATAACTCATCAAGAAGACATGTAACAGCTATGGCTGAAACAGATGGTAAAATAAGTTTAGAAATAAAAGGAAACACTACTTCTGCAACTCAACAAAATTCAACTGCCCAAGGATCCCCAATACTAACAAACCATTGTACCAACCAAGCAAATGTAACTTTATTTGCAAAAGCAAACTTAAATGGAACTTATACAAATGGATTAAATGCCGGAGCTGGCCAAATAAGTCAATTAATGATATGGAATAAAAACCTATCAGCAACAGAATTAAATAACGTTCACGATTCTATAACAGGAACATATCCAGTAGGCAATTTATTTTATGATAATGGGTTTGCAGTTATTACTCATCCCAAATACATGAGTATATTTAATAATAACTATACTAATTTAAAAACACTAAAATACAAAAATACCCATTTAATTACTGAAAATGAGTATCAGTGTACTATGAATGAAAGTGAGTTTGAGTTCACACGAAATGTCACAGCTCGTAAAATCCCAAATAGTAATAATGAAGACATAGCTAATTTTGCTACTGGTTCTAATTTTAAGCCTTATATTACTACAATAGGATTATATGATAATAATGCTAATTTATTATTAGTTGGAAAATTAGCACAACCAATAAGAGCAAGTAGTGAAACTGATACAACATTTATTATAAGATATGACACTTAATATATAAAATTTGTAACTTAAAATAGTTATATAGGTATTAATGTATAATAATAGAAAAAATGGCAATTCAAACACGAACAGTATTAAAAACCTACTTCAATACAGGCGATCGACCTATTGAAGAAAATTTTGTAGAGTTAATTGATAGTAACTTAAACCTAAAAGACGGTGGAACATTAACGGGTGTTTTAAGTTCTAGTTTAGATAGTGGTTTTGCAATAATTGCTCATTCTGCCTCATTTAACCATCTAGATGTTAAAGGTTCTATTACAGCATCAAATGTACACATCGATGCCGAAACACTTTTTATTGGAGGAACTTCATTTTCTAAATCAAACTTAGACGATCTTAAATCAGGTAAAAGCATAGCAGCCGCAGAAACAGTAGATGGAGTATCAATAAAAAAATCTTCAGCCGGTACAGATGGCACAACCTTTCTACGAATGTCACAAGCTGGTAAAGCGTGGCATTATGTAGGTAATAAACCAATATTAAAATTAGCTTACGCAGGAACTCCAGGGGTAGGCATCATTAATGTGGGTGAAAATATAGGCACAGGTTTTGTAAGCCTAGACAGTGCTACTAAACTTTCAGCGGGAGCTGGAAACCCCAACACAATTACAACTACTTTTACAATACCAGATAATATGAATTATCAATTAATTGGCCCTGAAGTATCAGTAAATTCTATAATATCTGTAGGGGAAGGGTCACTTCTTTATATAACTCAACCATAGCATAAAAAGTCTTGGACTTTTATAATCTTTTTTGTACATATAATACATGATACCAAACAGTTACGAAGATTTTCCTAAAGGAGCTATTGGATATGTTTATCAAACAACCCACCTCCCGACAGGAAAAAAATATGTAGGCAAAAAATCCCTAATTTACAATATAAAAAGAAAATTAGGTAAAAAAGAATTAGCTCTTCATGAAGGTAAGGGTCGCCCACCTAAATTTAAAGTAATTCAAAAGGAAAGCGATTGGAAGACTTACTATGGTTCTCATAAATTTATTAAAGAAGAAATTAAAAATGGTAATCAATCTGACTTTAAAAGAATAATACTTCAGTATGCTTATTCAAAAAAAGAATTAACTTACTTAGAAAATAAAGTACTTTTTTCTTTTGCGGTTTTAGAAAGTGAAGATTATTTAAATGATAATATTGAAGGAAGATACTTTAAGAAAGATTTTGATTTCACAGATGGGTTTGGTACATTTAATGTGTGAAGGAAGAACGTTTATTATATTTACTTGAAAGCCTTTTAGGGAGGTCAAAGACAGCAAGAGGGGGAGATGAAGCAGTATTTAATTGTCCTAACTGCAACCATAAAAAGAAAAAACTAACTCTTAATAAACTTACCCAAAAATACCAATGTTGGGTTTGTGGTTTTAAGGGTGCAAGAGCTCTTCAACTCCTTAAGTTTATTAAAGCTCCCTACACGGCCTTTGAAGAACTTAGAAATATTGATTCCCAATATAATTTTAAGTCAACTACTCAAGTAGTAAAACCAAAAGACCAACTTATATTACCCGAAGGGTTTATTTCATTGCTTAAAGGAAAAGGATTTATTCGAAATAAAGCTCTTAATTATCTATCATCTAGAGGTATAACCCCACAAGATGTTGTAAAATATAATATAGGATATATTGAGGAAGGACCTTTAAGTAATTTTATTATTACCCCAAGTTACGACAGAAATGGTTTCCTTAACTATTGGGTAGGACGTTCATTCGATCCTAATGCTTACCATAAACACAAACTACCACCTACATCAAAGGATATTATAGGTTTTGATATGCTTGTTAATTTTAATCTCCCCCTTATCCTATGTGAGGGTGCTTTTGATGCTATAGCACTTAAACGAAATGCTATACCTTTATTTGGTAAACGTATAAGTAAAACTTTATACAAAGAACTTGTAAGGAGTAAAGTAAAACAAATATATCTTGCTTTAGACCAAGATGCTATTTTAGATTCCCTTAAATATGCTAAAGAATTAATGGCATATGGAAAGGAAATATTTTTATTAGAACTTGAAGGTAAAGA